CTACAATTACAACTGTAGAGCGTATTTTACAACCAGAGCAGTTTCAAGTAAATTTACAAGTTTGTAAGTCTGATTTTGAAAGTGACTGGGATGCAGTATCTATGGGGTACAGTTCTTTTGATTCTTTACCCGCTACATTTGCTGACTACATCTTAGGACACGTAGCTGCTAAGACTGCTGAAAAGACTGAAAAGAATATTTGGAGAGGTACAAATGCAACCGCTGGAGAATTTGACGGATTAGTTACCTTAATGACAGCAGATGCCGATGTTATTGACGTAGTGGGTGCAACAGTAACATCTGCAAACGTAATTGTAGAATTAGGAAAAGTAGTAGATGCTATTCCAGACGCATTATACGGTAAGGAAGATTTATATTTATATGTTTCTCAAAAAGTAGCTAGGGCTTATGTAAGAGCATTAGGTGGCTTTGCCGCTAGTGGTTTAGGTGCAAACGGAACAAATGCAGAGGGTACTCAATGGTACAACAACGGTTCACTTTCTTTTGATGGTGTTAAAATATTTGTAGCAAATGGTTTAGCTACTTCTTTTATTGTAGCAGCTGAAAAGTCTAACTTGTTTTTCGGAACTGGCTTACTTGCTGACCATAATGACGTGAGATTGATTGATATGTCTGAAACTGATGGTTCTAAAAATGTAAGAATCGTAATGCGTTTTAGTGCGGGCGTTCAGTACGGTATTGGTTCTGATATTGTTTTATACACACCAGCATAAATTTAACTAGGGGGTTTAATAGCCCCCTTTTTTACTAACTTTTAAATAGATAAAAATATGGCTTGTGATGCTACTCTTGGGAGGCTAGAACCTTGCAAAGATTCTGTAGGAGGTTTAAAAAGTATTTACTTCGTAAACTATGCTGCAACTGCTTTAAGTGGTGCGACTTTAGATACGGATGGAATTGTTACTGCTTTTGGAACTCCCCTTACATTATACAAATACGACTTAAAAGGAACTAACTCCTTTGATGAGGCTAATGAAAATTCCAGAGAAAATGGAACTTCTTTTTGGACTCAAACCGGTACAATAGTACTTAAAAAACAAGATGCTGTTACCCAAAAAGAACTAAGACTTATCTCTTATGGCAGACCTATTATCTTTGTAGAGGACTATAATGGTAACTATAGAATTGCTGGTTTTGAAAACGGCTGTGAGGTTGCTGTTTCTAGTGCTAGTGGTGCTGGTATGGGAGACTTAAATGGTTATAATCTTACATTTACTGGTCAAGAGAAAAACCTAGCTACTTTTGTTTCTAGTGCTATTATAAACGACACTACTAATACGGTTGTTGTTGTAGGTACTTAATTACTTTATTTACTTTTTTAAAGAGGGGCAAGTTTAACAACTTAGCCCTTTTTTTGTTTTTATAAAAAGGTAAAATATGATTGTTTTGAAACCTATTAGCACTAATCAAACACTAAAGTTTATTCCTAGAGAATACGCTGCTACTAAGGTCATAATAACAGATGAAGCTACTAATACAGACGCAGAAATAAGTGGAACTTTTACTATTGATAAATACTATTTAACAGTCTCTTTAGTCTTTGATTTAAAAGAAGGTAGATTCTATAATTTAAGCGTTTTAAACGGAACTGATATAGTTTATAAGGATAAAATATTTTGTACAACGCAAACAGCACTTAACTACTCTATTAATAAAGATGAGTTTGTGAGTAATGTTTCATCAAATGAATACATCATTTTATAAATGGAAAATATACACATTTTAAATTTAAGTAAGTACACCGCACCTAGTATTGTAGAGGTTAAAAATAAGGAGTGGGTTAATTACGGTACTGATAACAATTACTTTGATTATTTAATTAAGCGTTATGTAGGTTCTACTACTAACAATGCTATTATTAACGGTATGTCTAAAATGATATACGGTAAGGGGATTGACGCTACAGACTCTAATAGAAAACCAGAACAATACGCACAGTTAAGGTCTATAGTGTCTAAGGAGTGCTTAAAAGCCGCTGTAATGGACAGAAAGCTATTAGGTATGGCTGCTTTGCAAGTTACCTATGATAAAGGAAAAGTTAAAAAAGTCACTCATTTTCCTATGCAGACTTTAAGGGCTGAAAAATGCAATGAAGATGGAGAAGTAGAGGCTTGGTATTACCACCCTGATTGGTCTAAATATAAACAAAGTGATGAGCCTAAAAAAATACCAGCATTTGGGTATAACGGCAAAAAAGACAATGAAATATACATAATTAAACCTTATGTAACTGGTTCTTATTATTACCCACCAGTAGACTATCAAGGTGCTTTACCTTATGCTTTATTAGAGGAAGAAATTGCTGACTATTTAATAAATGACACCCTAAACGGATTCAGTGGTACTAAGGTAGTAAACTTTAACAATGGTATTCCAGATAAAGAAAAGCAAGAGGAGGTAAAAAACAGTGTTTTAAGTAAATTAACTGGTGCTAGAGGAGAAAAAGTAATAGTAGCATTTAATAATAATGCAGAAAGTAAGACAACTGTAGACGATATACCGCTAAATGATGCACCAGCACACTACCAATACCTAAGTGATGAGGCGTTTAAGAAGCTAATTGTAGGGCATAGGGTTACTTCTCCTATGTTATTAGGGGTAAGAGATGGTAATAGTGGCTTAGGAAACAACGCTGATGAGATAAAAACAGCTACTTTATTGTTTGATAACCTTACTATTAAGTCATATCAAGAAGAGTTTACTGATGGTTTAGAAGAAATACTAGCGGTTAATGATATTAGTCTAAAACTTTACTTCATTACTATACAACCTTTAGAATTTACGGATACTACTGGTATGGATGCAGAGACTAAAGAAGAAGAAACTGGTATAAAAATGTCTGCACAAAGCAATCCTTTAATAGATTTAGGAGAAGATTTAGAAGATGAGTGGGAATTAATAGACTCACAAGAGGTGGATTATGATACAGAAGATAAATTAGATGCAGAAATAGAGGCTTTAAACAACCCTAAACAATCTGTATTATCTAAAGTATGGAATTTTGTCAGTACCGGAACGGCTAGACCTAACAGTAAAAGTGAACAAGACAAAGAAATAGGTAATTTAAAATACAAGGTTCGTTACAGATACACACCTTTAACGACAAGCGACGATAGTAGACCTTTTTGTAAAAATATGGTAGCTGCTAACAAGCTATACAGAAAAGAGGATTTAATAGCTATGGAAAACCAAGTAGTAAATGCTGGCTGGGGTCCAAAAGGCGTGGACACTTATTCTATATGGCTTTATAAAGGCGGTGGAGACTGTCATCATAAATGGTTAAGACAAACATTTGCAAGTACTGTAAAGGTAGATGTAAACAACCCTAATGCACCACAAGTATCTACTAACCAAGCTGAGAGAGATGGATTAAGAGTACGAAACCCTAAAGAGGTAGCTATGAAGCCAATGGATATGCCAAACAGAGGATTTTTACCAACTAACAAAAGATTTAACTAATGGCTAAAGCGTTATTTATAACACCCAAAGACCTTAAAAGATATAGTGTATTTAGCGGAAACCTAGATACTGATAAATTTATACAATGGATTGAGGTAGCCCAAGAAATTTACATACAAAACTATTTAGGAACGCAGTTATACGAAAAAATAGAGACATTAATAACTACAGATGCTTTAGATGCTAACCCTACATATAAGACCTTACTAGAAACATACATTAAACCTATGACTATACATTGGTCACAAGTGGAAATGCTACCATTCTTGGCTTATACGGTATCTAATGGGGGTATTTACAAACATACAAGCGAAAGTAGTGAAACGGTAACTAAAGATGAAGTTGATTATTTGGCAGAACAAGAAAGAGATATAGCACAGCATTATACTAGAAGGTTTATTGACTTTATGAGTTTTAATCAGTCTACCTATCCTGAATATAATTCTAATAGTAATAACGATATGTACCCAGATAAAGAGTCTAATTTCACAGGCTGGGTTATTTAAAAGAACGTAATTGTGACAATAAATGAAAAGATACAAGGTAAAAAAAGAAAACATAGAGAAACTAAAATTGTTTTTAAATAAAGTAAAAAATGGCAAACTTGATAAATTGGGGAATAATATACCTAAGTAGTTGG